TAAACCCGCCTATACTGTAAATCCAATATACATTAAAAAATATATTATATGGTAAATATATAATATATAAATATGAACTACTCATTAGTTATTATTGGTGTCCTTATTGTTGTCATTCTATACTTATTATATATATACCTATTCGATACATCGAATGAATTAAAGGATTTTGTAAAAATAGACCAGGCGGTTGTCGTCGATGTGAATAGTCCTACAAGCACACGATACGCATATGGTATATGGGTGTATATTGGTGAATGGAAGTCTTCTGGCGTTAAAAAAATATATTCTCACGGAGAAATTACAGAAACTGATGGCTCTACTAAAATGAATGGCGGAGAATTATATTTAGAAGCATTAAGTCCAACATTGAAATACAAAGACTCTGACGGGAACGATGTAGCGATTACGGACAATTTTCCCGTTCAAAAATGGACGCACATATTGGTAAGTATAGACAATAATATTGGAGATTTCTATTTAGATGGTAAATTAGTGCGTTCCGCAGATATGGGAACTACAACAACTCCTTCTTCACCAACCGTAACAATAGGTGCCATTGCCAATACACATATTGCGAAATTCACACGTTGGACCACACCCATTAATCCTCAGGCAGCATATGATGTATATATGAAAGGGAACGGTCAAACCGGAATGTTACCTGCATATGGTATTGATATTTCGGTATTCAAAGATAACATCGAACAATCAAAATTCAAATTGTTTTAAAAAAAATATAACATTACCTATATATATATAAGTAATGTCTGAGGAAACGAATTATCAAAAATTTACAAATACATTACAAGATGGATACGAAAATGTCGCCGAAACAATTACGTCAACAAAGGATAGTATGAACGATACAATTAGTGGCTTCTCACAAGGTGCGGATGATGTATCTAATTCATATTTACAATCCAATACAGTTGTTGCAAAATTCGCGTTTTTAGTATTAGTCATTATCCTTTTTGTTGTAATTTTGAAACTTGGTATTTGGTTATTGAATTTTTTCTTGTCACCCAAAGAAAGTCCATATGTAGTAAAAGGTTTAGTTAATGGTGGCGAAAAGATTGTCGTTTCATCCGACCCAAAAGACGCAAACTCAGTGCCTATATTTAGATCAAACAACGAAAGTAATGGTCTTGAATTCACATGGTCTAACTGGCTATTTATAGATTCAATACCTACAAATAATGATTATCATCACATATTTAGTAAAGGAAATGACGAATTCAACACAGATGGTATAGCAACTGTGAATAATGGACCAGGACTATATTTAACAAACCAATCTCAAGATGGTGCGAATATAGCAAAATTACATGTGGTAATGGACTCAGTTCAAATGAATGATCCTAATATTACACTCGAGATAGATAATATCCCAATTAAAAATTGGGTCCATGTTGCTATTCGTATTAAGAACACAATATTGGATGTATACATAAACGGCACAATTGCTGGACGTATCGTATTAGACCATGTTCCCAAACAAAATTATCAACCCGTAATATTAAGTGGTAGTAATAAAACAATGTCCGGTAAAATATCAGATTTACGATACTTTAATCGTGCGATTGATGTATTTGAAATAAACGCAATTGTATCTAATGGACCGAATCTTACCACAAGCAGTTTATCTGATGAATCAAATAAAGGTGGTAATTACTTCACATATTTATCAAATAATTGGTATACAAGCAAACTCTAAATCTATATGCATAATATATAATTTCAATAATATATTATGGCTCAGCCCAGTACTATTGAAATACAATGTAATCAGCGAAACAAATATCAAAACATTATTATTCCAAGTTCTCGGTTTGAAATGCTAAATCCGTATATTGGTTCTCAATTTAGCCCTTTTGATTTTGATATGCGTCGTAAAGCGGAAATATTAAAATATTCAAACAATGCTTCTAATTCAAAAACAAATAACGATACAACTAATCAATATTTTTCCAGGTTAGTTAATACAATTAGTAAAGGTAGGAGTTATCCCAAATCGTCGTATATAAAAAACATATATATCAGAGACTTGGAAGGATATTTGGACTTTTATATTATACCAAGTGCTATTAATTATAGTTGCAATACAACTAATATTGTTAAAACCCCATCGTCTAACTCTAATGTACCAGGAAATATAGAACTATATGAAGACAAATCAGTTCCTTTATATAAATACAAAGATTTCAATAATTATGCGGTCGTTGCTGATGCGATAGCTTACAATATATTAATTAATTCTGATATTAATTATTTAGTTATTGAAAAATCTCAACCCACCCAAGCGTATTATCTTTATTCTAATAATGCCGTAACAAATAGCACCCAACTAACATTAAAAATTCCAATATCCCTTTATGTGAAAGGGGTTGTAAGTACGAACGCACCAATACAAAATGGAGATAATATTTCACAACAACTTTCATTTACTATCAATTCTATTGAATTTTCACTACATTACAATCCAGAATTATATGATGGACTATCCAGTTCAAGACGTATCGGTCCAAATAGAGTAGATGTTAATAAGGAGATTACAATCGATATTAGTTTTCAATATCAAGATCAAGATACAGATAATAATCATTTCCAATATATAAAATATTTGGATACTATTGACGTGTCCATTGAAAATATAGACACTTCAAATAAATTCATATATGATATCTATGTAGAAACAGATATTGCAGACAATGTTAATAGTATTATTAGTTTTGATACATCATATGGTATAATTTTCAATGTTGAAGATAATTACGATGTATCTGTAAATACCTCAACACATAGCATAAATCCCGATCCATTAAATAATGGATATGCCAATTATCAATCGAGTAGTAATAATGCGGGCATTGTTGAAACTATTTTCAAAAATAAATACTTTGCCGATTTGAATACGTTATCGCAAACAACATATCAAGAACAGATAGATATAAGTGAAAATATCGCATTAACAAAATATTCCTATGTCGACGTTGAAAATTATTATAATAATGCGAATGACGTTCATTCAAATGTATATATATTGAAACGGACTAAGCTAACAAATACCATTTATAACGTTCAAGATATTCGGTATAATCCAAATGTTTATTATACACTAACAAATGGCATATACTATTTTGTAAATATACCTACAAGTCACCCAATTGCGATTTTAAACCAAAATCTAATAGATGGAAATAGTAATTATTTGATTGCGTATTCAAATAATAACGATGCTGGTTATAATCAATATACCAATGGTGTCAATAATAACTTTAATAACACACAACAATATCAAGTAGGTCCATTATCTGTTGATGTAGGGAATAGTGATCCTGAAAATGGCGATTATATATTCATGTATGGAACTGTCAAGGTAGAAGTTATTGGAGATTTTGATAAAGCAAGTATATATTGTTACAATCACGGATTTATGGGTAATCGTTATATTTTAAGATATAGAAGTTACTAATTTCAAATAACACACTATTGTTATATTATGTTATTTATTGTCTTTGTCTGGGTTGCATATTCGGTGTTTGTGTAGGATTCATGCATATTTCTTGACTGGGGAAAACTTTACCAGATAAACACTTATCGTAATCAGATATTTCAATGCATCCACGGCGACCTTCATATTCACCAACTAAACACCATCCTGTTTTTTTTGAAGAAGGTTCATTCATAATAGGATTGCTATATGGTGTAGAAGGTGTAGATGTTTGTTGTAAGTTCATTTTATTGTTGGGACTGAGTGTTTGTTCCCCAGCACGTTGTAATATTGTACCAACTGATTGAATTGTTCCTTCAGCAACATCAATGCCAAATTTTGCGGTGTCTCCAACAATGTCTGCGGTGTTATTAATCAAAGTACCACCAGAAACGCCAATTATGCCGAATAATTGACGAAGTACAGGCATAAATACTTCCAATAACATTTGAATAAAGTTACCAATTAATATTACAATATTGATTCCAAATAATGAGAATAATATTATGACACCGAGAATAAGTATTAGCACATTTTTGCTGTCACTTGTATCAAAGATACTCATTAAATTCGTTGTATGTTGTGTATCCATTATATCATATGCTGTGATAATAATATACTAATTACTAAATAAATATAAATATATTCGTTCATATATTGTCTATATAATAATAGATAAATCTATATGGGAGGAATGATTAGTTTTATGAATACCTTTTTTGTTGCAAGTATTCTTATTTGCTGTTTACTCGTATTGATGTTAATTTATAATTTTAGACAACGACTAAATACACTTGAATCAAATTATAAGCTAACATTAGATATGCTTAATAACGTCGTTCAAAAAATGGCGATGATTGAAAATGGTGCGTCCAGTGGTGGGTATGCTACACAAGAACTCAATGTTCCACCTTATATGGAAATAAACGAACATCATAACCATGGAAATGAAAGTGAAGGTGAGGAAAGTGAAGGCGAGGAAAGTGAAGGCGAGGAAAGTGAAGGCGAGGAAAGTGAAGGCGAGGAAAGTGAAGGTGAAGAAAGTGAAGGCGAGGAAAGTGAAGGTGAAGAAGATAATAATGTAGTTCCCGAGTTCGTTATGGTACCTGAAAATGAAATAGAAGACGACGAATTTGAAGATGATAATACTATTAGTACTGAGGATGGTAAAGAAATGGCACTCAACCTTGAAAACGAAGGCGAACTAATTTATGAAAAGATGAATTTGACTCAACTTCGTGCTTTGGTAAAGAGTCGTGGATTATCAAGTTCTGTATCTAAGATGAAGAAGGCAGATGCGTTGGCACTATTGACAGCATAAGCATAGTATGATAATTGGCAATCTAAAAATTATTGAATAAAACATTATTATTTTTATTCAATCTATAACCCCCGACAACTGTAGGATTCGAACCTACGCGTCCATAGGACAATGCCTTAGCAGGGCACCGCGTTAACCACTCCGCCAAGTTGCCAAACCAATATACAAGCACTGAGGATTGAACTCAGATTTCAACGGTGTTAACGTTGTGTTCTAACCATTAAACTATGCCTGCGCGACAGCTACAGGATTCGAACCTGTGCGGCGTTCGCCAATCGATTTCTAGTCGATCTCCTTAACCACTCGGACAAACTGTCAAAATATTATATTCATTGTGTTTCAAATTACTAATAAATACCGGATACATATATATCCAATATTATAACATATATTGTTTTTATATTGAATTTTAAATATCTAATGAAATGATATTTTTATCTGATTTTTGCTTTCGTTTTTGAGAACGTTTGGGTGTCTTTGAACCAGTCGAATATTGTCCGAGTGAGTTTGCACTAATAACTGAATCCTCTTTATTTTCATTTTGAATATTTACACTCTTTGTTTTCAAACCAGCAAGGATATTATCAATGTCGCTATTTGCTGGTCCCCTCATTTCTGGTCGCGAACTCTTTTCCTGCGAGTTCAAATTCTGGACGCCATCAAGTTCAACGCCTTTTTCATTTAAAGAAGCACGAATATCAGGACGAGACGACACTGATTTACTTTGTTGTGTTCGTGCTGATTTTGTTTCTTGTGGTGCTGGCGGAGGAGGTCCCTGAGGACGCATTTCTTGTTCGTTCATCATATTATTCATAAATCCAAAACCTTGTGATTGCTGGCTCATTGTATTTACTGTTGCATCACTAAATGCTTTCATGAGGTCGGGATTTTGACGGATGACATCATTAAATCCGGGTGTAGCAGTAGATAACGCTTTATTTGTAAAGTTCACAACAGCAGCACTAAATCCAAGACGTAATACAAGTGACAATTCGGGAGCCATTTTACCACCTTTATATTTTTCGTGAAGTTCTGTAAAGATCTCATCGTAGCTGTCAATGTCTTCATTGATTTGTTCGCCCCAACCATCCAAATTCAAATCAAAAGGATTAAATGCTGCGTTTGCGTATTCAATGGAATTTACTGCGGTCATAAACCACCACCCCTGTAATTTAATGCTATCTTTTTTACGTTTATCATCTAACGCTGTTTCATATTCATCTTCTACCTCATCAAACGGACTTTCCATATTTAAATCCAGTTTACCACTTATCATACCTTTTTCGTGCCATTGTTCCAACTTCTTCAACATAATTCGCTTCTTTCTACGCATTTCGCGTTCATTCATTCGTGGTTTTACCTCATTCATAAATGACTCACTTGGAGGTTTCATAAATCCGCCACTATTTGATCCAATTGTTTCAATAGTAGCCGCACCTAATCTAGAATCGTTGTTTGATTGAGGTTCATCAATCGCGGGAATCTTAAACGTTTCGCCCATTGACAACGGTTTTTCCGAAAAACTGGATGTTGACATCTGTGGCTCTGATGTGCTAAGATCATTCAATTCATTTTCTAGCTTATCCAAATCTCCAATTCCAATATCACTTGAAGTAGATTGCATATTTCTATCATTCATTAATAGCTCAACACCAATACCTAAATTAGACGATGGTTCTTGGGAATGAACCGGTCCATCGTTTAAATTCATATTAAGTGGTTCAATGTCGTCGAAACCTAAATTAATTTCCATTTATCTAAACACAGAATTTATATTTATATCTTTTACGCAACAATTAATTTATTTTCAATATACCAAATACCTTGTAAAAAAGCGTCGGCTAAATCATCCTTTTTCTTCACTTGTAATTTACACTTCCAGTCTTGTAAATATTCATATTTATGGTCTAGTAATTCATTGCAATAAAAAATACCATTTTTTTTATTTGCCTTATAATTACTTGCTGTATTTGTTTCCATGTGTTTGTCAAAATATTTCAACTTGTTTTGAGAACTTACAAATATGATATTTATATCGTCATTTTTCATAATAAAATATTGTGCCAACATACCCTGTATTGTCTTCATACGATTAGCAATCGGACTAATTTGGTTCTCAATCAATACGTGTGTGATTGTGCTACTATCAATTGTCAAATCTCCACAAGCCTTTATTTGTTTTCCTAAATGTACGAGGTCATATTCGTCACATTTTTTCTTTTTTCCTTCAAGTTTATCTAAAACATTAGATTCATACAGAGACATTATTTTACTACAACATTCTTGTTTCGTATACTTATTAATGGATATATGATACTGTTTACAAAGCGCGATCAATTCATCTATATTTTTCTTTGATAATTTGTGTTTGGTAAAGTCTTTTGACGGAAGCCAATATTTACATTGTTTGCTATGAACGTTACAGAAATAAACATCATTTTTTTTGTATTGTGCTTTCTTATTACATTTTTTACCACTTTTAAGCAGATGACAGCATTCGTGTTTATCAATCGTTGTATCTTCAATTAGATCCATTATTTCCCATTGTGTAATATGTGGTTTATTATTGCTTATATCAAAAATGCAGTATCCCATGTTTTTAATACCAACATCAAAACTAATAATTTTCATATATATCTAAACATATATGAAATATTTAAACTCATATTTATAGAACAATATTAGGTGCCATTTTGCGTGATTGTAGATCTGTTTTCATTTGATAGTTTTCTTGTAAATCGCTATGCGCTTCAATATATTCATTATTTTCTGGGATATATCTACCACAATGGTTCTTTGCTTCTCTCAAATTACGTTTTTTAAGTGATTCTGAGCGGTCTTGTGTATATTTGCGATATTGCCAACTTGAAAATACTTGTGGTTTTTTTACTTCACTTGTGTAAAAATTTTGTTCTACCTTACCATATACATTGTCTATTTCTTCGTTGTTACTATATCCTAAATAAGTTGGTGTAGTTATTTTATATGCTTTGTCTAATGATTGATAATCCATAATATATATTCAATACATATATTTTTTATGCTTTGGAATACAAATTCATCATTTTTTCCGTCTGTGTCTTATATTCCACAATAGGTTTAATGTATACGTTCTTGTGATTTTTCCAGCTTTCATCCCAAGAATGAATATATTTGGGTTCCACATCTTTTAATTCGGGAACCCAGGTCTTTATATATTCACACTCTGGGTCGAACTTTTTACTTTGTATCCACGGGTTCATTGTGCGAAAATATGGTTTCATATCCACACCAGTGCTACTGATACCCTGCCAATTTCCATTATTTGACGCAATATCATAATCAGTTAGTTTTGTTGCGAAATATTGTTCTCCTAATCGCCAATCAAGTAATAATATTTTTATTAAAAACGTCGCACAAATCATCCTACAACGATTATGCATATATCCAGTTTCATTTAGTTGGCGCATACCCGCATCAACCACCGGGAACCCAGTTTTACCGTTTTTCCATTTTTCATAATTCGATATACTATTCGACCAAACAATTTTTCTATATTTTTCAATATACGATTGACCAACAACACTTGGGAAATTATATAATATATGTGCGAAGAAATCGCGCCATATGAGTTCTCGTATAATTCCGTGTTTTACCGAGAATTTATTTTTAACACCGTGATACACTTCTCTTATTGAAACACAACCAAATTTTATATAAGAAGACAAAAATGTTGTATTATAATTCAACGTATCCCTCTTTACTGTGTAATTACATTGTTTATTCAATGCCAATTTCAGACGCCTTACACCTTCTTCGCGCCCACCTTTGACTAAAATATTAATATTGGGCGTATACAATTCTTCTGATTGTTTTAATGAATATGAATACCTTTTGGAAACTTTCAAAAATGTTTCTGATACATTTTTCACAATTTGTTTATTAATATTTGCGACCTTTTTATTTATCACAGTATTCATAAATGGTGTATATTTTTTGTAAAAACTTCCGGTGGTTGTTGTAATTGAACCGGGTTGATATAAATAATAATCGTGATTTGAATAACACTCAATTACGTTTTCAGAACACAACGCATTTATAGAGTCGTCACGTGATTTAGCATATGGACTATAATCAACATTAAAAAATACAGCATCAATTGAATTATGTTTTATAATGCTTTTCAAAACATTGTTATTTTCGCCGTAAAATATATTGAAAGCGCCTTGGATAGACTTATCTAATGATGTTAGTGATTCAATCATAAACTGAATGCTATTTTCGGATTTATATTTGTTTGAATCTGTTACTTGCTCGGGTGTAAAAATAAAACACAAATGCAATGTTTTACATTTCTTAGATGCTTCTATTAATGTTGTATTATCATTGATTCGGAAATCACGACGAAATATGAATAATCCATTTTCAATTTCCATTTTGCCTATATTAGTCATTTGGAAAAGAATATACACCTTCGGACATTTAAATGGGACAAAAATCCGCATAAAAAGAGGTTCGAAGTTTAGGTCTTTTCATACCTTGTGTATATTTATTGTAATTAAAACCACTTAAAGTTGTCCCATTTTAAATATCCAAAGGTGTAAAAGTATAATTTACCATATATTTATATTATGAATTACTTATACGAAAAAACTTACAAATATGCATTGATTGTGGGTATGAAAACACTTGAAGTAGTATCATATGTGATGGATGGATTTTTATACATATACAATAACAATATTATAGCTAAACAAATGACAGATGTATCATATTATTATTTTGATATGTTATGGTGTGATTACTATAATGTAAAATGTAATATGCCTATCAACGTAAATTGGTACGGAACATCTTGTTTGGTAAAGAATATACAAACCGATGAAATAAACTGTATTATTCAAAAAATACCAGTTCAACAATGCTACTACAAATATATTTTTAAATGGGTTCTATTTATGCAGGATGGGTCATCTTTTATTAATGATGATGAATATACTATTGATAATATTCATACTGATAATGATATTGATAAGTGTGTATCTAATATAGGACACTTGTTAGACAATAAAATATCACTTATCGGAGACATAACAGATTGTGTATTTATAATGGAATATTTTAACACGTTTATTGTGAGACATGCTATGTATATTGATATGAACTCTCCCAAAATATCAGAATTTGTGAAATCAAATGTTTCTTTCTTATCGATTGAATACACACATCCAAAAATGGAAAATTCTATATTTTTTGAACTTGGAACACGATTTTCTATCATTGGAAACGAACTCTTCACACCTTCATTTATAAAATATTTACTGGAACATCAATTTCACGAATACACGTTTGATAATGATTACAATTTGAATATTATGGATAGTAATATGGATATTCTGCAAGTAACATATAAACAATACGTGAAAATAAAAGAAAATAAGGTTGAGGTTGTTGCTTTTTGACACTGAATAAAATTGATTGTTAATAATATATAAAAATATATATCAAGACATATTACTAGGAGTAAAATAATCCTTCATAACTAATTTGATGGATGATTCCGAACACATTTTAAATGATAAATGGAATTTGTATTACCATTTACCAACTGACCCGAATTGGGATTTGCGAAGTTACAAATCCATAATGAAAGACATTAATACTTGTGAAAGTGTATTGGCACTTAATAACAATATTAAATCGGGTATAATTAAAAATTGTATGTTATTCTTAATGCGTTCTGGTATTACGCCACGATGGGAGGATCCAGAAAATAGAAATGGTGGTTGTTTTTGTTATAAAGTTCATAATAAAACTGTTTATCAATCTTGGAATTTGTTATTCAAATATATTGTAACTGAAACATTGTCGGATAATAAAGTAATAAACGAGAAGATAAATGGTATCACTATATCTCCTAAGAAAAACTTTTGTATTATTAAAATTTGGATGAAAGATATTGACTACCAGGATTCGTCAGTATTTCATACTTTTGTAGATGAACGTTCACAAGGGTGCTTGTTTAGAAAGCACGAACCAGAATTTTAAATATATCACAAATACAAAAAAATTATATGGACGTTTATTTTTTATTCAAATATACCGATATTATAAAAATTGATTATAGATTAATGATTTCATATGTAAGAAATTTATATATTTACACATGAAACAGTGGGAGCGAACAATTGACAATGTGGACTACATATTTGTTGTAGGCTCAAACAAAGAAGAAAACCAGTATTTAATTAACAAATCTCAAGAGAATGATTTATGGTTTCATATATCCAATCAACCATCTTGTCATGTTGTTTGTCAGATAAACGACAATAGTAAATTAAATAAGAAACATTATAATAAAATCATAAAGCAAGGCGCGGTTTGCTGTAAATCACACTCAAAATACAAAAATGTGAATAACATAGATATTACATACACAACTATTAAACATTTGGAAAATACAGATAAGGTTGGTTCGGTAATAGTTCATAATAGTAAAATTGTCACAATATAACATAATATATGATTAGTGTATATAAGGGCTTTTATGAAATTAGATTGGAGGTATAGTATTGGTATAGGCACATTATTTTTTGTTGCCGGACAAGTTTTATTGCGAAAGTCATTGGATAACAATTCTGACTATATGATTTCTTTATTATATTTCACGTCATCAATTGCTATAATGACACTTTTTGGTTGTATATATCTCCAGGAAAATATATTTGATATTACACGTTTAACAAATCAGCATTATAATGCAATTTCAGCAGGCATCGTATTCTTTTTTGGATTTATTTTTTGGATTTACAGTATATCTACTAAGAACGATTTAGGTATTATACGCACATTTATGGCAGGATTTGAAACATTAGTTCTGTTTGGTGTTGGATATTTGGTGTTTAATGATAAAATTACACTCACACAATTATTAGGCGTTTTATCTATATTACTCGGTATATACTTAGTCGGTAACGGTCATTAATTTTGAGACGGTAAGGAAGATAGACAAAGTTTGATTTCTCCAAGTGATGCGACGTCATATTTGATAATTAATGGCAAATCATTTCCTAAATACATCTCCAAATGACTACATAATGGCGTACACTTGATAAAATGACTTAAACTCTTGAGTGAATATTCACCTTGTATTACTGATGTGTTGTCATTCTTTTGGACGAACTCCATATTACCACTTGATTCAGAACGATAAATCTGGGATTTGGCAAAAGGACCTTCGCAATTAAATATAATGTCATTGCTTACTGATTTGATTTCAATACGGTCTGAAATTCCATTCATATCGCGAATAACTTTTTGGAAATCACTCGTAGGTAAGTTAATAATGGTTGAATATTCCAAATTTTCAGGGAAATCTTCATTATCGGTATTCGGGTCAATTAATCGCAACTTTTGGGTAGAACATTGTTTTATCGAACCGTTTTCATATTGCAAACCTAAATGAGTAACAACCCCATCGTTATAGTCGTTCTTGTCAATATAAATAGTGAGTGTGTCATCGTTTGACATTGTAGAGATAAGTTTGAATAATTGAGATGTATTCACACATACAATAATTTGATTGGGAACAATATTGTATGATTCAAATTTAATAGATTCGAGGATGACATTCACCAAAATTGTCTGTGTTTTATCAAAATCGCAAATATTAATGCCATTTTGCGTGAATGTAATTGTAGCATCGGTCAAAATATCTTTAATCGCCGTAATCATATTACGTATAGGTTGAATTTGAACGGTTTTAATAGTCAATACATTGTTTTCTTCGTTCATTTTAAACGCACTAAAATATAAATAATATATACTTATTCGTTTTATATTGTGTTTGAACGAATTTATTATAATTCATAAATATATAGATAATTATGAATATTCCTAAAAAATATGTTCCCGATGTATTAACGAATAAAGATTCTAAAAAACAAAAATCATATATAAAAAAATCAAGAAAAATGTATAAGAAAGGTAAATATTTCAATCGTCCTAAAGTAAAGTCATACAAAACACGTAAATCCCATCACGTGAATAAAGCAAAGAAAGTATATAATGTAGACAAGGTTTCGGTTAATACGGAGTTAGCAAAAAAGAGTCAGTGTTCTCTAAATACTCTTGAAAAAATTGTCAATAAAGGTCGCGGCGCATATTATTCAAGTGGTTCTCGTCCGAATCAAAGTGCTGAGTCTTGGGGGCTTGCACGTCTTGGAAGTGCCTTAACCGGTGGCTATTCATCTGTCATTGATTTTCATTTATTACACGAAGGATGTAATCACGACGGTAAGGCATACAAGATGGCAGAAAAAACATGTAAGAAAATGGGACGTTGTGGAAAATATATAGAATACGAATCTTAATCACATGCTGTAAATGGGTAAATATTGATTCAGTCCGAAGCTGTATCTGTAGGTATATAAAACTATCCCACTATGTTGGCAAAATTTCAAAAACAATATGATACGTTCATCAAACACTCAGGTGTAGATGTCCTTGACTATCAGAAAACTGGGCTTGAGTGGTGCTTGGAAAACGAAAAGCCATATCTCAAGCAGAACAGGGGTCCATTTGATGAATTCAAAGGAGGGATATTGGCAGATGAAATGGGTATGGGGAAAACAATTACCATGCTGTCTCTCATATCTTCCAACGTGGTTCCTCATACGCTGATTGTATTGCCTCCTTCTCTTATTTCACAATGGGTTTCAGCCATTGCGAAGTGCTGCTACACCGACGCGCTCGTCTATCACGGCGCAAAGCGAAAGAATCTATCTGACGCAAAAATACTCAATACATCAATCTGTATAACAAGCTATGGAATGTTAAAAGATAGTCGGTTTATTAACCTTTGTTCCAACCACTGGAACAGAATTGTATTTGACGAGGCTCACTACATGCGTAACTCGCACATCAAGACATTCAGAGCGTGTCTTGCGTTTTGCGATAGGCACCGATTGTCATCACCTAGACTATCCACATGGATGTTGACTGGAACTCCGATATGCAACAAAGAAGACGACCTCTTGTCGTTATGTTATATCATCGGTATTCCTAGCTATATGGTGACGAATAACGAAGATGAACTAAAGACGGATAAACTAATGTATAGAACTAAACAAGATGTAGGTATTGTTATGCCTCAGCTCGTGTCAAAGGATGTATCCGTAGTATGGGATACAGCGGGTGACGAATACAAGGTGTCACAACTTTTCCATTCCCACGTAACAGAACCTGAAAAATGGGCGTCGAACCTCACACAAGAGGTTTCAGATCACTTTAACGAAAACCCGTTGAAAAAAAGAGGATTGTGGATTCGTTCTAGACAGGCGTGTATACATCCTTCCCTTCTTCGTTCCTACTTCAATACGTCTCACAAACTTGCCCTTATCGGTGGTATTGTGAATAAGGACATATTTACAAGTTATTCCCCCAAGTATATCTCCAAGAAAATGGATGCGATTTTATCCACCCTATATAATCAGCACTCTCTTTACCCTGAAAACAATCGCATTATATTCTGCAATTACATCGACGAGATGAATATCCTAAAGGATAACATTACCCAGTTCTATACAAACAAAGGAATGGATGTCCCTTCTATCGACCTCATCAATAGTAGAATTTCGAAAAAAAAACAGGCCACTATCTTAGAAAATAAAGAAACACCGACAAACATTCTGATTTTACAGCTATCTATGTGCGCGGAAGGTCTTAACCTCCAGAACTATAACGAAGTTTACTTTGTCTCTCCCACTTACAACCCTTCTATCGAGCAGCAAGCAATCGCGCGATGCTACCGCAGAGGACAGCAAAAGGACGTATTCGTTTTCAAGTTCAATATGAAATCTATTGTCGTTCATAATGCGAATGACACTGTAAATGCTATTTCGAGTAAATTGCCAAATGAATTGATCTCTCGAATTTGGGATTATATCAACCCCACCTCCACGCACAAAGGGTTGTCATATATAAAGAGCTCAAATGACGAGCATATTACAAGTCTATCACAATCCAAACAAGAAATCATCGGTCGGTATATTTTGTAGCACACATAATCATATGTATTTCATATATCATTATGTTAAACACACTACACCCAGTACATTTTCTATTTATTTTTTATCAAATACAAATTTGGGCTTGTTATTCACATATTCCAAATTTCCCATTTTAATTAATTCTCCATTACCTTCTACGGCATTATTATAACTTTCCATATCAAATATTTCATTTGTTTTTTGGTTTAACGCGTAATCCTTGCGACGATATGTGATTTTCTGTGCTATCCAAGTAATAGTTTTGACATTCAATTCCTTGAATGATTTATCAATACCAATATTCGGATGACTGCCAAAATCATTGGATTTGATATTTCCGAAATTATAACATATTACTTTTTCATCATTGCGTTTGGTCGCATACAAATTACAATCAAAAGAACTTGATTTTACAGCATCTAATACTTGATTATTTATATTTTCTTTCAATGTTGCTGTTTCAAATAATGTTTCATCCGTAGTAATTGGTGTCACACCGTCTATCTTACTTACATCACGAATTCGTAATTCAATATGCTTTTCACTTGTCTTTTGTTCTTCTGAAAGAACCGATAAATACATATACACTTTGACAGTTCGAAGACTCTTCGGTAAATCTTCGTGACTGCATATACGACGAGCGCGCCCGATTACTTGATTGGGACGCACCATATGCCAATATGGTTCCATAATATGGACGAATCGTGTATCTTTCAAACTAATTCCCTCAGCACCAGACGCAGTAATCATAAATATCTTGATTATTTCTCCATATAAGTTATTTTTGGATACCTTCTGAAGCTGTGTTGTGATTTCCTCTGGTATAACCTTCCAGTTATTGTTATAAATATTACGAATTAATTCCTTTTCTTCCGATGTTTCTGTGCCTGTATACAATACGAATTTGGGTTTTTCTTCGTCTCCAATATTTTGGACGATAGACCACTTTCCAGTTGAAGTATTCTTTTTCACTTTGAACTCTGCATATCCATTTGCCAATAATATTAATCGAATAATACCAATACCTTCTATCGTGCGGAACTGACTATATATTAAATGTTTACCTTTGTTATCGGGGTGTTGTAGATTGTTTATCAATTCTACAAATTTGGGACTATACATACTTAATGACTCATTATTCAAATAAGTGTATTTTCCATATTTATCTTTTTTTGATAACTCCTTCAAAGCTTTCACAATACGTTTTTGATAAGACACATCTTCTTTAATATCTTCTTCATCTTCGGGGTTATAATTATCTCTACCCATAATTTCTTTTTTCTTTACACCATCAATGATATCTTCGTTTACATCACCTTCTTTATTCGCATTTGGCATTGGACGGTCTATTTCTATCGGGAACGCGAAATTACACAACGCACGCGAAAAAATACGATATGTTGACGAGAAATCATCATCATCATTTTTTCCTTTTGCCTTTTGCTTCTTTCTTCGTTTCTCTTCCTCGGCTTCTACTTTGCGAACCTTCTCATATAATGAAAATTGATGTTCGCTCATCTGAGTCTTTACCAAAAACACATTCTCATCTTTATTTGGTTTTATTAATTTTGGCATTAATTGTTCTTGTGCGCTTCGGAAATATGATGTTAATCCTAATATACGTCGTTTCATTAAATCTACATTTTTCAATTGTTTTCCATCTATACCATCGTTTATAAATAGGTCGTTGAATTCATCATCACCGTCAGGAAGACATTTATAATTTGTTACAGTTATACTTGAAGGAATTATTTCTATTTTATTCTTCTTCATTATTTCAATTATTTTTTCTTGGAACTTATCGTCACTCATATTTCCAGTGGAATCTAATTTTACACCGTTGTATTTGTCAAATAAACCACTACCTCCATAGTATGGATTATATATACCATTATTACCCATTTGATAATACTTTCGTGCTGACGCTTCATCTTCTATTTCTTCATCTGTAACAGATATTTTGGGAATAATTATGAGTTTATTATTCTTTTTGGTAGTATTTACACTATTTTTGCGAGCCTTACGTGTTTTATTTGAACCTCCTTTCATATTTTCTTTACCACCAATACCAAGTTGTTTTTGGAAAAAATCTCTGGTATCATCTACCCCTTTCTCGAAACGTCCATATAATGTTTCTTCTTCCTTTCCTTTCTTTTCATTTTCTTCTAACTCTTCTTCCTTTTCTTCTTCCTTTTCTTCTAAATCTTCTTCTAATTGTTTGAGTTTTTCTTCTTTGTATTCCTTGTCTTTTTCCATTTTCTTCAATTCACGTTGTAATTCTTTTTCCTGTTCATCCCGTAAAGCATCCTTTTCCTTTTGTATATCGCTATTATCCTGTATTTCTTGATTCTTTTCTTTCAATACGGCAATTTCTTCTTGAATATCCGAATAAAGTTTGTTCTGTTCTTCAATCATCTTCTTTTGTTCTTCAATGATTTTATTTTGTTCTTCAATTGCATTGTCTTTATTTTCTAATTCTTCTTCTTCCTTGTCTATTTTTTCCTTTTCGTCAATTAATTCTTCATTTTTCTTGTTTAAATCATACAATTCATATTCAAGCACAGATACTTTCTTCTGCAATTCGGTAATTTTATCATCTTCATCTTCTTCTTCATCCTTTTCTTCCTTTTCTTCCTTTTCCTCTTCCTTTTCCTCTTCCTTTTCCTCTTCTTTT